GAATATGAAAGCCATTAAATTGACCACGGCGGAAAGCGAAGCGGTGGAGCGAGCTTACTATGAAGCAAGCTCTTTTGAAGCGCTGATGGCGGTTCTGTGCCGTCAGCTTAACGCAGATGCAAATCCGGAAACCGCAAAGGTGATCCGCCATTATGCAGAACTGTGCCGTGCGGCTCAAATGAAGCTGAAGATGGTGCAGGAAATGGTGATCTCCCGGTATCTTGACCATCAGACGTCGGCGGGTGTGCAGTACAGGTTTGATTTTGTTCGAGAGGAGGTCGTTCTCCTTGAAGCAACGGCGAATTGAGGATTATGGAAACATGGTCCAAAGGCTGTACGCGCGCGATACTGCGGCTGAGAACTGCGTCTGTTGCCGGAACATTACGTTCCAAGTGACAAGCGGGTGCAATCTCAGGTGCTCATACTGCTATGAGCACCACAAGAGCGTTGAGCGAATGAGCATCGAGACCGGGCGAAAGGTCGTAGATTACATCCTTGACCTGTACGAAAAAAATGAGTCCGATTTCGTAAATCAGAATACGCGGGCAGTTGTGCTGGATTTTATTGGCGGAGAGCCATTGCTTGAAGCCGAACTGATTGAGCACATCTGCGACTACTGGTTCTCAGAGTGCTACCGCCGAGAGATTCCGCTTGCGCCGTTCACGAGGATCAGCTTTGCGACGAATGGCAAGTTGTGGTTTTCTCCGGCGGCGCAGCACCTGTTCGCAAAATACCATGAGATGATGTCTGTGACTGTCAGCATTGACGGCGTTCAAGAGTTGCATGACAAGTACAGAGTGGATGAGCATGGGATTGGCAGCTTTTCGCTGGCATGGAAAGCATTTCAGGCAGGAAAAAAGGATTTTGGGTGGCTTACGTCCAAGATGACCTTTGTTCCGGGATCTTTTCAGTACATTGCCGACAGCATCAAAATGATGCTGGATGAGGGATGCGTGGAAATCGCTTGCAACTACGCTTACGAACCTGTCTACACTCCCGAAGATGGCCGTACACTGTATGAACAGATGCAGATGGTCTCTGACTACATTATTTCCCGACGAATGGATGTCACGATTACGATGCTGGACGACCTTTTGGGCGGACAGGCTAAGGATGACAATAATTTCTGCGGCGGTACGGGAGCGATGCTGTCGTTTGCACCGGATGGGAGTGCCTATCCCTGCATTCGGTACGCTCCGATTTCCATTGGCGAGGAAAAATCGCAGAAAGTCCGTTTCGGCAGCATCTATGATGGACTGTATGCCACGGATGCCCAGCGTCAGGCAAAAGCGGAATTGGATGCCATCACCCGTACATCCCAATCTCCGCAGGAGTGCTTAGAGTGCCCTGTATCAGCTGGCTGTGGCTGGTGTAGCGGCCTTAACTATGAATTATTCGGTACGGCCAATAAACGCTCCACAGCCATTTGTTGGGCGCACAAAGCGCGTGTTCTGGCAAGTTGTTACTATCACAATCGCCGTTATCTGGAAATCGGAGACTGTCTCCCCATCGAGGTGAGGCTTCCGGCCGAAGATGGGCTGAAGATTCTGCCCGCCGAGAAATGGGCGGAGCTGATGCACATTGAGACAGCGGCGCTCATGAAGTTTGCTGATGAAGTCGGGATTAGTTGAAAGGAGGGAGCGCAATGGCAATCCTCATTGCCGATACCAAGTTAGAGACCGAAACCGATGCTTGGTATATGTTCTATGCTGACACAAAGGAAGACATACAAACATTGCCGACGAGTACATCTACAGGATCTTCTTATCGGGTAAGAAAGTATGCTCGACCGACGAGCGTTGCATACTGCATAGAAGAAGCAAGGCAGTATATGCTGGATAGCAAAGATCGGTGGCGCGCAATGTGCGGTCTTTCTGATAGCGTTTTGGATGCCTTGAGTAAAAGTGCTGCAGAACTTTTGGTTATATGCAAGGACACGGAGAACTTTCGGGATGAAGCGGCGAAAAGTGCTGAAAAGGCAGAGAAAGATAAAGAAGCATCTGCTGCCAATGCTCTCGCTGCAGATAAAAGCGCGAAAAAAGCCAGTGAGAGCGAGGGCGTTGCTTCTCAAAAAGCAGAAAATGCGAAAGAAGCAGCAGAAGCTTCAAACAAATCCGCTGAAGAAGCATCGAAAAGTGCGGCAGGTGCACTTGCAAGTGAGCGGGCTGCGTCTGAGAGTGCACGACTTGCCTCTATTAGCGAAGCCGCTTCAAAAGATGCAATGAATGAGGCTAAAGATTTTTCAAATTCATCGTCGAAATCTGCTAGAGAGGCTCTTGAATCAAAACGTGCTGCAGAAGACGCTGCCAATAGTGCCTCCAAATCCAGCCTTGCCGCCGCAAGTTCGGAGAGAGCGGCAACAGAAAAAGCGACAGAATCATCTGAACTGGCAATAAGGACTGAAAAAAATGCAGAGTTATCAAAAGAAAGCAGTGAAACGGCTATTAAAGCAGCTGCAGAAGCAAAGGAAGCTCTGTCAATGCTGTCATTCGCTTTTGGAATCGATGATGAGGGCCGTTTTTCGCTGTTTGCGAAAAAATCTATAACATAAATGGTTATAATCTAACAAAAATGATACGAACAGATGTTTTGTTGATATAATCGGCAATGGAAAGGGGAACGAGCAATGGACGGTTGGGATTTTGTTGGTCATCCGGTGACGGATGAATCGGCAAAGGAAGCAATCGAGCAATTAAAAAGGCAAAACGACATTCTGACTGGCATAGCTGCCGGTAATGCTGGTGCTGAGTTCGTTGATGCAATCTTCGATGGCCTGTTGGATGGTCAGAACACGAGTGAGGTGTTCTGGAATTGGTGGCCACTGTCTACCGGAAACGGCGCGACAAAATACCAGCGCTTGGAGCGTTTCGCCAAGATGCTGGCCAAGTATACAAAAGGCAAAACCTACACCGTGCGCTTTTACGGCGATGATGTGAGTAGCGACTATACAGGCACTCCGCTGGATGACTTGGCGGACGGCCGTGAAGCTGCGCCGCTCCTGACGGATACAAGCCCTGAGACAGCGGATTGGTCTGAGGAAGACCCGTTTACATGGTATATCCGTGCGAATGCGCTTTCTCTGGAAGATGGCACCATGAATGTGCTGGCGCTGGAGGGCGAAGCAGAGTTTGACCTTTCGGGCGAGACGGCTCCCGTCTACTGCTTTGCGCTGGCGTTGACCATGAAAGAATGGGAGGACGGCACCTATATCTATAACAGTTGGCGTACCTTCTCCGGCGGTGGCTATGAACCTATGGCTGGTGATGTAGCCCCGGATAAGAGCCGCCGCTGGCTGACATGGCATCCTGCTTTCTACGGCGGCAAAAATTCCAAGGGCGGCATGACCAGCGGTGCTGGACTGCCCCCGATGCCGTGGACAAGCGCCAACGATGCCATTCCTCTGGCTCGTAAAATCACGGCTTATGATGCCCTGTGGACTGACTGCGACCAGCAGTATGTTCTGGCTCAGTGGCGGCTGCGCCATTGGACGCTGAGCAATAGCGGAAAACTGGAGGGCTGCACAGCCTACAGTTACCAGTATACCCCGGCGGTGGCAGAGACCGGAGTGAAGCGTGTGCTTGTGACGAAAGCGCAGGGCGCAAACTTCCTCGTGGGTTCTGCTGTGTGCATGGGTGAGCGTGGCGAGAATACAGGAACAGACCGCAATGCGGCCTATAACCACGACATTTTCAACTGGGCCAAGATTTCCAGCATTACCAATGTGACCGTGAACGATACCGAGTATGTGGCTCTGAACCTTGAGCTGGATGCTCCCATTGACACCACAACCACAATGCTGGTTTCCACTATGCCGTGGGAGTCCGGCACGACTGAGGGGGTTCAGGGTCACAGTGATGGATGCCGTGGCAATCTGACAAACGGCAAATATCCGTACCGTGTGGCGGGCATCGAGATGCAGATCGGTGCATACGTCGAGCAGCTTGACCCTCTGTGGAAAGCAAGCCTCGTCGATGATGACCATTGGCATTACGATGTGTTCTCCTGCAAGAGCGGTGAGAAGCAGGTTGGTTCTATTTCTTCGGACTATGCCCAGACCGGCTCCTTCGACCTGAACGACAAGGCAACTTGGTCGTGGCATTATATCCGCAAGCTGGGCAAGCTTGGCGCGGAAGCCATGATGTATGAAAAGTTCAATGGCAGTGGCTCCACCTATGTACGGGCTGCGTTCTTTTCGCCCAGTTCGGCGGGCGTGTACGCCCCTTGGCGCGGTGGCCACCTGGTTGACGTTGCTTCCTGCGGCCTGCCTTGTGCGAGTGGCAACCTTGGCCCCGGCACGGCGTACTGGTACGGTGTGCCCCGGCTTGCTGGATCGGGCAAAAAGAGAGGGTGAATATGTGCCGTAGGCACATAGAGGGGGTGTAACCCCCTGAAACCCCCGTAGACGATTTTCCCCGCTTGTGGCGATGGTTTACCATCGCCACAAGCCGATTGTTTTTGGAGCAATGAAGCGGCGTGTGGCTGCGTTCAATTCGCCCAGTTCGGCGGGCGTGTACGCCCCTTGGCGCGGTGGCAACCTGGATGACGGTGCTAACTGCGGCCTGCCTTGTGCGAATGGCAACAATGGCCCCGGCACGGCGAACTGGAACGGTGTGCCCCGGCATGCTGATGATAAAATAGCCCTCAAAAGGGCATAAGCGTTTCATTGCGCCTGTGGCTTGACCACTAAGATCATGTTATACCGACACCATGCAGCTGAGCGTTTCGAGAGATACGGACGCATTGGCGAGAGCGTGGCCGCAGTTTTTGGGACTGCGTGGCGGCGAGTAGTAGAAATCCGTTCTGCCTGATTTAAGGCCGGGGACGGCAACCGAAAGTCGTTGAACATCAGCAAGTTTGGAGGCTTTAAGGATATGAAAACAAAGAGGTTCTTACAGCTCACGCACGCAATGTGTGAGCAGGCTGTCCTTGAAGCGTTTGATAAAAAATGGTTCCGCCGGGATTACCTCGCCACGGTGGAGAAATATGGAGGTGTGAGCCGTGCAGAATTATCGCGCGCCGCCCGGTTAAACGACTGGAATCTGCGTTTGGAAGTAGTGAACAGCATTGCTCTCGAAATGGAACAGCGCGTGGAAGACCTTGTGGAAGGCGAGACGGACGACCTCGACCTTGAACCTGTGAGCGTATTTTATCGAATTGATGGGATCAGCATGAAACGGCGTGAGCTGTCCAACTGCTGCCCGATGCACCAAGCCTTTGGACATTTGGCGGTGATTGGACTGCGGCCGCTGCTTCGCGCAAAATTGCTTCCGTATCAATTCGCCAGCATCCCCGGAAAGGGGCAGATTGCTCTAAAACGTCAGGTTGAGCGTTGGCTTCGCAGGAAAAGCCTTGGAATTCAACACGCAGTCAAGCTGGATGTGCAGGGAGCGTATGCCCATACGAAACAGGCTATCGTGATGGATATTCTGCGGCGTGAGATTCCGGGTGCGACATGGTTGCTGGCGGTCATCAACTGCTTGCTAGCGATGGCACCGGGCGAGGGACTGCTCATTGGCGGATACCTCGAAGCGTGGCTTTTCAACCTTGTTGCCAGCTATATGCTGGTAAAGGTGTTAAGCTATGCAAAGACTCGCCGCGGAGCATCTACGCCGTTTGTGACCCGCAGCGGCAGCTATATGGACGACCTTGTTCTACTTGGGCGACGATGGGCCGATATACAAAGTGCGGCCCGGAAATTGACTAAGTGGGCGCTGGCTGAACTTGGGCTGACCATAAAAACCGAGTGGGTTCGGGTGGATTTTCTAAGCGCGACTGAAGAACATCAGCGCCGACACCTGACAGGAGCGGCGAAAGGGTGTCCGGGTTTGGATATGGCTGGCTATGTGATGCACCGTACCTACACCACGATACGCCCTAGAATTTTCCTGAGAGCACGGCGGCAGTACCTAAGAGCAAAAGAGGATGTTGTGCGGCAGGGATATATCCCGGTTTGGAGGTCGTATAAGCTGGTGAGTTATAACGGCTACTTTGACTGGACAAAATCTCGCGCAGTCATGGAGACGTTGAAGCAACAGAAGCTGTTTAAGGCCGCAAAGCTGTCTGTTCGCGTAACAGCTCAAAGGAGAGCATTGAAAGAGAGGTTGGCAGCATGATTTTTACTGAAAATTTGGACCATAATCCACAGGCAGTGACGCTGGAAAAATTGCCGGATGGCACAGCGTGGCTGTATCTGCGCAAAGACGCTCACGAAGTGCAGAATGAGGCTCCTGAAGGGGAACAAGGCGGCATTTCGTGGGAATGCACCACGGCGCTTTGTAAGTTGGGCGCTGATTATACGGAGGAGACCGAAGAGAGCATCACGGCTGCAGCTGATGATTGGTGGGTCTATGCAGAAGCGTGGACGACTGCCGATGAAGCTGCGCCCTCTCTGGAAGAGCGAGTGAGCGTGCTGGAAACCATGTTCATGGGAGGTGAGCTGTAATGGGCAAGGAGCAATTTTATCGCACCATGTATCGCATGAAGAAAATCACCGCCGTTGGCGTATGGGAAAAAGTGGATGAGGGCGAACTGACGAAAGCTCAGGCACTCCGCATCTGCGGCCCGCGTCCGAAAGAGTCCTGACGGGAAGGTGCTTTGATTGAGCCGAGAACAAAAGCTCGAAGCTCTATTGGCATCTGCGGTTCATCTTCTGGATTGCTGGGAGGATATTTCAGTTGAGACAGGAGAAGAGCCGGAAAATTATGGTGAGCAGAGAGCAATCCTGCAAGCCGAATACGATGCTATAAAGTGTTGAGAGAAGCCGTGCTGATGGTCAGCACGGCTTTTTTGTTTGAAATGGAGGTGGATTGATTTTGATTTCCCCGTATAAGAACACTTTCAGAGTATCGCAAGCGTATAGGCATCTGAGGTCGGATGGCACATATCACCAAGGCTATGACCTCGTGGGCATCGGAGATAAGCACATTTACTCTCCTGTATACGGTACGGTTATTCGTGCTGGATGGGAGTGTGCAACGCTCCCCAAAAAGGGTTTTGGTCAGCGCGTTGTGCTTAGGGTGGGGTGCACAAACTACTATATGTACTTTGGGCATCTGTCGCAAATCAATGTGGCCGCAGGTCAAAAGCTGAAGCCGGGTGACCTGATCGGCGTTGAGGGAAGCACGGGACACAGCACCGGAAGTCACCTGCACTGGGAAATCCGTATCAACGACATTAAAACGGGCTATGTGTCGGTGTATCATTATGCAGGAATCCCCAACATGCCCGGTTCGGCATCGTATACGTCTAACTGGGCGGCTGAAATCTTCGGCCCCGGAAATCTGATAAAGCCGACCAGCGGTTATCCGCAGCGGCTGTATAATTCCGCGCTTCAAGGGGCGCTGGGCATCAACCAAGAC